AGATCCTGAGATGTCTCGTGGGCTCGGAGATGTGTATAAGAGACAGTGGTATAATATAATAAAATAAAAGGAAAGGTTGTAGAGTATATGGATATTGGAGTACTACTATTTATCTGTTCAGTAGTAGTAGGTTTACTGGTTGTGATTTATATGTGGTACACTTTTTAATAGAAAAGTAATCATATTTAAAATAGAAAGGAGTATTAAGATGACAATAGGTAGTTTTGTAGGTGATGAAGCATAATGTTAATTGAGAACAAAAATATAGAGGATTGTTATGGTATGGGAATGCTCTGTAATCAACAAAATAAAAAAAGAGGTTAAGCATTAGAAAAAATTGCTTAACCTCTTTGTTGTTTTAATAATAGAAAAATCTTTTGTGTTATGGTGTAATAAATTTTAAAAATATATTATCTTGTTTCCTTGAAAATCGGCAGGCAAACTAAAATGACAGTAAGTTTGACAGTAAGTTTGACTGCATTTTATCTTGTTTTAACTTAATTCAAAATTACTCAACTGAATTTTTGAAATCTCAAAAACCCAGTGTTTAAGCCACTTTTAAGGCATTTTAAGTAATTTTGGCAAAAAATAAAAGGTGGTTAAAAAACCACCTTTTTTGGTCGAGGTGACAGGACTTGAACCTGCGGCATCTTGGTCCCAAACCACTTAATAAATGTGTGAAAAACTTAGTGTTTATCGGACTTTTTAAGTTCAGTTGCCTAACATTTGCCTTGCATTTATTTTTAGCTTATTTTACGATTGAGAAAATCATCAAGTTTTTTCGCAGGTGCTTCAGTATCATCTTGCATTAAATGCGTGTAAATGTTCAAGGTGGTTTCGGGTTTGGTATGCCCTAACTGGTGTTGAATGTAGAGAATATCATAGCCCGAATAGAAAAGATTTGTTGCGTGGGTGTGTCTAAGACAATGAGCTGTAAACGGTTCTATGACCTGCGGAATACCGTCGGGGCAGTATTTACTGCGTGGAGCAATGCCGACAATTTTGCCTTGCTGTGAATTGAATGCTTCGAGGTTTAGGCAATTGATGTAACTCTCCCACAATCTCCGCCACGCTGAATTTGTCATAAGTTTGCCTTTGGTGGTTGTGACTACATAATCAAATGGGGAGTGGGGTGCAAGGCTTTTCAGATAGTCTGACAGAACGGTCGGAATATCAACCTTGCGGACACCTGCTTCTGTTTTCGCTCCTGCCTTTATGTAAGAATTGTTTCCGTCAAGAACCAAAGTCTGATGAACATTTATTTTGTTGCGTTTCAAGTCAATATCCGCCCATTGCAAGCCGAGGCATTCACCTCTTCGCAGTCCTGCAAGCAACATAATCATTGCCGGCAATCTTCCTCTGTGCGGAGTGTTGATTATTAGCTTTTGCTCTTCAGGTGACAAGGCTCTGCGTTCTTTTTTCTTTGCCGCATTCTTTGATATTTTGACATATTTCAGTGGGTTGAAGTCGATAGCTCGGTTTTCAATAGCATACTCAAACACTCGGCTTGCGGTTGCGATGAACTCCTTCAGCGATTTTTTCGCTGTGGGTTTGCCTGTTGTTGGGTTCTTAGCGGCTAAGTCGAACACGATTTCCTGAAAGTCGGCAATTGTCAGCTTGTTGATTTTGTAAGGTTCAAGCTCTGTAAAATGTTTGAGATACCGTTCAAGCGTTTTGTATTGCTGTGGTGTTTGCAGTGACCTCTGAACCGTTAGCCAGCGCTTTTTCCAACAGCCGTATGTATCATCGGAAGAGATGTCTATGCCTTTGCCGAGTTTTTGTTTTAATTCGGCGGCAAGCGTTTCAACCTCTTTTCGTGATGTGCCGCATACGGATTTGTACTTTCGTTTACCGTTTTCATCTCGTCCGATATAGATGTTCTTCTGATAGCGTCCGTCTTTGCGTTTTTTCATTTTATACACTCCTTTTGCTTAAAAAAGGGTGCAAAAATCCCCTGATATTCAAAACTTGAAAAATTCAGGGGAGTGTGATACAATTATTTTGCATTAAACTGCATCATCTGCACCCTGTGTAGGTGATTCCGCTCTGTTCGAGTTCCAGTCGAGCAGGGCGGATTTTTTTTATTTCTTATTTTCTATAGTTAAAGTAAGTCTTGCGTAATATATCTTTTCTTTTGTCTTTTCATCTTCAAAAGAAGAAATATACAAATCTTTGATTGCCTTGACTCTGTTCTGATTTTCTTTGATAAATAAGGCATCTTCTGAATGCAAAGAACCAATATCAAGACCATTCGCAATAACTTTAATTGCAGGCTGATTTTCATATTCGTACTCTTGAAGTTCAACATTGATTACTTGACCGCTGAGCTTTTGTTGCATAAGTTTAGCGAGATGTTCTTGCCTATTATCATATGTAACACCTGCAATTTTAAATTTTTGGGAATGTGTACCTTTGGTTGTAGGTGTGTTTTGTGAGGTATTTGATTGTATTGCTGCACTATTTTCTTTTGTTGGCAATTTCTTGTCAAGGATAATAAGCACTATGCCTGCTGCCAAAAACAACAAACAAGCAAACCCAGTTGATACAACACCTTGAGCAAATGCGGCAACTGCTCCAACAATACCAAGTATCAATAATACAATGCCTACAATGAATTTTTTACTTTTATTCAAAATATTTCCTCCTCTTATGTGATATATATTGACAAAATATATCACATATTATAAAATAATATTAGAGAGGTTCAGACTTCTCACTATTTCTATTTGACCTACCATAGTTGCCGCTATGGTAGGTTTTTTCTTTTGTTTATAAATTCCGCAAATTGCTCTTTTACCCGCCTTTCAAGCGGATGTAGGTAAAAAGCGTTTCTGCGTTCGAGCTCTGCCATTCGTTCAGCCCTGTAGGTTGCCGCCTCAAAGCTAATGTCACATAAATTTGCAATTGCAGCGGCATTTGTTGCGTGTAGCTCATGGAGTACGCAAGCCGGAGCCAACAAATCTCGAGCAAATACATTTGCTGAATGTTCGGCATCGTCGGTTGTTGCAAATCCGTTGCCGTTTTCCTTAAACAAGTGACCTAAAAATATATGACCGAGTTCATGCGCAATTGTAAATCTACATCGCTGAGGGGATTGCTCATCAGCATAGACGATGTACAACTTATCATCTTGCATCAAAGTTATTCCACTCTCATTTTGGTGTAGCAGATTGACCGCCGAATTTTTTAATAAAACAATGTCGGTTTGATTAGCTATTCGGCTTACCTTAACAGGTAGGCTATCTATATTATAATCAATCAAACATTGCCAAGAGGCATTGCGTGCCTGTTTGTATTTACCATAATTCAAGTTTTACCACCTCGTAGGTATTGTAACCTATGAGGTGTTTTTTATTATGTAATGCTTATAAGTCTGTATCGTCAGGCTCAAACTTACTGAGATCAGGAAGATTAACTATTTCAATAGGTTGATTATTACCGTCACTTCGTGCGGCTTTAACCGTTGGTATCAATATTTCATCTTCCACACCGAGCAATCTATCGACTGCGGGTTGCATTTCAGGGCTATTTCTGTATGCAATTATAAGTTTCTTTTCTTTGTCTGATGTTTCAAAAGGTAGTTTAACCGCATTGCAATTTTGCAAATCATTTATGCTAATTCCCAAACCTGCACAAATTTTAATCACACTATCAACAGCAGCTCCACCAATAGAGCCGTTAAGCATAGATCTAAGTGTGCTGTATGGTATTTCAATTTTTTCGGCAAAGGTTTTTACACTAAATCCTTTGTCACTTATTAACTGTTTTATGTAATCTTCTCTTGTCAAGTTAATCACCCTTTACTATTACTGATTGTAACACGCCGTTTACGAAAAATCAATACTAAAATGCGAAATTTCGTAAAAATATTTTTAAAAATCCGTTGACAAGTGCGAAATATCGTGTTATATTTAATATAGAAACACGAAATATCGCATTTAGGAGGTGAAAAATCGTGTTTGACAAAATCGAAGTAATCATTTTTGAAAAGAAAATGAAAAAGAAAGAAGTTGCCGAGAAAATGGGAATTTCATACGGACAGTTCTGTGCAAAAATGCGTGGGGAATATCCATTTACGCTTGATGAAGCTCTCCGCTTAAAGTCGGTTTTACAAACTGATTTATCTATCGAAGATTTATTCGGTTCGGCGGCTTGATTTTTCTGAACACACAAAAACAGCTTAACGAAATGTTAAAAAAGGAGGACTGAAAATGCCAAGAGAAAGACCTATTGTCAATTGGGATGATGTGCCTGTGATAATTGATGTGCCGTATGTGGCACGGTTGCTTGCACTTAATGTTGATTATACAACACGGCTTGCACAAAGGGGCGTTCTTCCTGCCCACAAAATCGGAAAGCTTTGGCGATTTGATAAGGAAGAAATCAGACAATACATAAAGGAGCATTAACAAATGTGGCATTTAAGAAACTACCCGACACGCAGAAAACTGCTCAAAGATGTTAAGGAGTTAAGAGAAGAAAACAAAAATCTCAAAAATGAGTTAAAAAAAGCTCGCCTTGATAAATCCCAAACCGAAGAAAATTACACAAACGCTCGATATGCATTAGGAGGTTATAAGAACGAGAACACTAAACTCTGCGAAAAACTTTCAATGTATGAATCAGCAAAGGCAGAAACATATGGTTTTGAATGTGTGGGGGTTGAGAAGTGATGAAAAGACCGTGTAATGCTCCCGTCACTATTGAAGGCTGGTCAATGAAATGCAGTAGTCATAATTACATTACTTTATATTACAACGGTAAGTTTGTCCGCTGTTTTGATAACGATCTGTATAACGAAGATCCGCTGAAAGATGAATATTACGCAGAACACATTATTAACGCCATCGAAAAAAGAACAGGAATGAAAATCACCAACATTCCGATAGTTGGAACAGCTGAAGATTTTGACGGATTAAGATTTTTAAACGGCGGTTTTAAAAAAGGTGCCGATTGGTTGTTAAATGACAAAGAAAAAGACCGTTGACTGCTTGCAACAATCAACGGTCCGCAAATAAAAGGCTATTTGCAATCTAACTAATATTATCATAGCAAATAACCTTGCAAAAATCAAGAAGATTATAAAAATGGAAAGAAAATCTAAATTACAGATGATAGCAGTGGACAAACTGCACCCACATCCACAGAACCCTCGAAAGGTTATCGGCGATGTTTCAGAACTTGCAGAATCTATCAAAGCAAACGGTATCTTGCAGAATTTGACCGTAGTGCCAAACGATGATAACTGGGATGATTTTACCGTTATCATCGGGCATCGCAGGCTTGCAGCGGCAAAGCAGGCAGGATTAACTGAACTGCCTTGCGCTGTTGTCGAGATGACCGAAAAGGAACAGTTATCTACAATGTTAACCGAAAATATGCAGCGGTCAGATTTGACAGTTTATGAAGAAGCAAAGGGCTGTCAGCTCTTGCTCGACCTCGGTGATACGGTCGCAGAGGTTGCCGAAAAAACAGGCTTTTCCGAAAGCAAAATCAGACGGAGAGTAAAGCTCTGTGAGCTTGACGAGGAAGCCTTCAAAGAAAGCCAAATCCGACAGCCTACATTGCAGGATTATGACAGGCTCAACAAAATCGAAGATATAGAAGAACGCAATGCCTTATTAAAAACTATCGGCACAAATAACTTTAACAGCGCAATTTATGCCGCAGAAGCAAAACAGGAGCGCAAACATACTCGTGATGAAATCAAGAAAGTATGTAGCGATAAAGGATTACTTGAATGCGAAACGAGCGGTGCACCGAAAGGATATAAATACGAGGGATATCACAACCTCTCAACGCTTAAAGATAAATCTTTTGATGACGGCAAAAAGCGTATGTACTATATGTCGGCGTACAGCAATGATATTAGCGTTTATGTTGAAATTACCAAAGACGATAAAATAAAAGCCGACGAAGAATCTGCCAAAAGAGAATCCGAAAGGCAGACACTCAAAGAACTGCGGGAACGAGGAAACGAAATTGACGATCGCTGTGAAGCTCTTAGAGAGGGCTTTATGCTTGACGCAAATTTTAATGATAGTGACAGTAAACGAAATTTGATTGCATACATAATGTATGCAATGTCTGCAAACAGCGGATACGATGATGCTGCTCTTCTTAAAATTGCCGGACTTAAATACGATGAAGGCGAATGTATAAACCTTGACGATTGTCTTGCAGACACAGGTAAAACGCTTATGGCTATGGCCTATGCGTTTTTCAGCGGCTTTCACGATAGTAGCTATATTGATTTTTCATATTATGAGGGTGTTACTCGTAACATCAACCCCGAACTCAACAGATTTTATAATCTGCTATGTAAACTCGGCTATGTGATGAGTGACGAAGAGATACAGCTCCGTGACGGCACACATCCGATTTTTACCGCCGGCAAAACAAACTAAATAAGTTAAATAAGTTAATCACACAACTGCACTTGTGAGATTATATAAATCTCATTTAATACCTTCTTTCTTTAATTGTATTTTCGGGTAGGTGCAGATGCCCGAATAAATTAACCGATAACAAGTTCTGCACAACTTGTTGTATAAACTTTTACTCCTCTTGAAATAAATTCTGACATTATATAAAGCGGAGTAGGTGCAGATGCTCTGCTTTTAAAAAATAAGAAAATGGAATTACTTGAATTTAAAAACAAAATTTTTGAATTGCTCAATGTCACCGAAACATCGGAAATCGGAAACGCTTTACTTGATGTTGTTTTAAAGCCAAATTTTTATATTTTTGATGAGTATAAAAAACTCGATGACGGTTCAAAAGACTGGTTACAAGCTTTATGGCAATACTACGAAGCCGACAGAACAGAAAAGAAGCAGGATTATACTCCAAAAAGTCTTTGTAAATTAGTCTCTGCTTTAGCCGGTAATTGTGAAACGGTTTACGATTGTTGTGGCGGTAGCGGAGCTTTGACGGTACAAATGCTAAAAGATAGCAAAGTAAAATTTGTTTGTATTGAAGAACTGGACGAAAAGGTTATACCGTTTTTACTTTTTAATCTATGCTTGCATAATGTAAACGGCTATGTTTTAAATGGCGATGTATTGACGCACAAGTTTTTAAAGATATACAAACTTTCAGCAGAGGACAAATATAGTAAAGTGGACGAATTATCAAGCAACGAACAAATCAATCTGCATTGTGATGTTGCAGTAAGTAATCCGCCTTACAACATCAAATGGCAACCGCCGTTACCGCTTGAAAATGACATTAGATTTCCCGTTATTCCACCCGCAAGTAATGCGAATTATGCTTTTGTTTTTAATTGCATTGCGAAAGCAAACAAGGCAGTCTTGATTCTGCCAATGGGCGCGTTGACGCAACGCAACGAATATGATATACGAAAATACTTGGTCGATAATGATTTGATTGAGTCAATAATTACTTTACCAAATAATATGTTTGAATGTACAAGTATATCAACCTGCATAATGGTTTTAAACAAAAACAAAGCAAACAAAGGCAAAGTGAATCTGATACATAGCATTCAAAACTTTGTCGTTGAAGAGCGAGAACAAAATGGACAGTTTGGCGGTAAAAGCCACACAAACAGAACTTACAAAAAGAAATATAATGTTTTGTCCGATGAAAATATAAATAAAATCATTCAGGTTATCGAAAACCTAACAGAAGTGAATAAATTTTCTTTGATAAAATCAAACACAGAGATAGCGGAAAAGAAATATATGCTCGCCCCAAGCAGGTTTTTTGATGTTAACATTGAAGATTTTGAAGATAACAAACATCGTGATTTTCAGGAAATTGCCGATAATATCAATTATATTACCAAAATGCAAAACGCTTGTAAGTTAGTTATCAACGAAACAATTGCCCGAAAATTAGGCTTTGATGTTCAGCTTTATAAAAATGAGTTCAAAAATTCAAATCAACTTGCAGATGAACAGTCTGAATTGTTAGGCGTTAAGATTGAAAGGTCTGATTATATCCAATTCACAAAAAATAAAAATGAATTTATGTTTAAGTGCAACGACAAAGAATTTTTGCCGGATATTTTCATTCATTTTTTGAGAATATGGAAAAACCAAATCTCTTTGCTCAATACGATGCAAAATCAGTATTTATCAGAACTCAGGGATGCAGAACTCCCTGAATTGATGTCTGGCAAAATCTCATTAGACGATAAAGGAGAAGGACAATGAAAATAAAAAAAGCATTCGACATATGCAAGAAAAATAAAATTATTTCCATTTTCGGCAACGAAAAAGGCGAGCAATGGCTGTCAGACGGCTATGCGGTCTATCCTATTTTCGGCTTGCCGGAACTCAATGAAGATTACATATGCAAACTCTATGACATCAACGATGCGCAGAGAGATAAGATTAGATTTACAATCAGTCAAACCAAGCCGTTGATTGATGTTGAGGATTGTTCGGCGGATGAAACACCGGCTGAAATGTGGGATATAAGCATTATATACGACGGTAAAGTAATGCTCCCGATTAGCACCGCAGAGGGCTTAATGTTTATTGACAGAGTATATCTTAATCCTTTTGTGGATATGCCAAACGAAACAATGGCACTTGCACTGCGTAAGGACTTCAAAGGTACTCCCTATTTTGCCGTTAAATTCGGAATGATTGCATACGGCTTTATATGTGCTTATGAAATTGTTGATGAAGATTTTGTGAGACAATTGAAATCATTATACATTGAAAGCGATATGATTTTGAAAAACAAGAAAGGATGACCTGCCGATGAAGCAGTATGAAGCTGACCAACAGCAGAAGTTATTTCAGTGGACGACCTTCATCCGGGCAAAGTATCCTGAAATTGATTTGATGTTCCACATTCCGAACGGCGGAAGCAGGAACAAACTTGAAGCAGCCAACCTCAAAAAGCAAGGAGTAAAGGCAGGCGTGCCGGATTTGTTTTTGCCGGTTGGCCGTGGAAGCTATCACGGTCTGTTCATCGAATTAAAATACGGCAAAAATAAGCCGACTGAAAAACAAACCGAATGGCTTAAAAGCCTTAATGAACAAGGCTACGCTGTCGCTGTATGTTATGGTTGCGACGAGGCAAGCAAAAAAATATTAAAGTATTTGAAATTAGGTGAAATAAATGAGTGAAGAAAAAAAGAAACGAGGTCGCAAGAAGAAACTCGACCGAATAGACAGGATGTGTCTTTACTGTTCTGATTACAACGCAAAGCACGGCACAAGTTACAGCTATGGCCAGTTTGTTGCGCAGATAGCCGCAGGAAAAATTAAAAGACTTGGGTTATATGCCTATGAAGGAGGTCTTGCAAAATGAGTGAAAATGAAAAACCGGTTGCAGCGGAAACGCAGGACAAGCTGGCACCGGCAGAAACATTGTCAGAACTCGACAAACTTGTAATAGGTTTTATTGACGGGGACCTTGATGTGGCTACGCTCAATAGCTTGGATATGTTTAATCGGTGGTTAGTGCTATCGATGTCTGCCATATACAGTTGCACAAAGATAGGTTTGCTGTCTGCTAAGGCTTGCGTCAAAGCAAAATACAAGCTCCTGCAAGAGTATCGCAGGTTTAGAACGGACACATTTTTTGCAAACAAGGAACACATCGAATGGATAAAAAGGACGAAAGAAACTTCTTGCAAATTAACGGAGTTGTCAAAGGCGATTGCCGAACACGATACTAATGTATTGCAAATTGCTTTACAAATAATTGACCTTCTCACAAAGCATGATGTTTATAACAAACTTTTCATTTTGTCAGACGCATCGGATACATATAAAGAAAAATGTTTAAAAACACTAACCGAAAACGATACAGCATTTTTGAATGAGTTCGGCAACATACCTTTTGTGGATTTGCTCTTTAAATTTTACAAATCAACAGAAGAAACAAGAGCAACTGAAATCTTTAAGGAATTGGATGCTGACAACATCAGAACTGTAGCTTGTCACGTGCCGGTTAAGTCGGATGATTGCCGAGGAATCGCAAAAAGCTACAAGGAATACTTCGGTATTTAAAATAAGGCAATATTCTTGCCGGCTGCAAAATCTTAAAGGAAATTCAAATCAAGTTAATCCTATATTAAAAAAGTAATCAAAGCGACGACTTCCGCTTTTGATTAAGCTGTTACAAAAGAATGCACCAAAAATCAAACACACAATTGCAGCGACAAGGTTGCACAAAGCAGTAGTTCGGTGGTCAGACGGACTACTGCATATTTATATCATCTGATTTTTTAATGAGAAAATAGAATAATAAATAGTCACAAATAAAAGGGTTGAAATACCCTTTAACTATCCCGCTCAAGGAATTAATTAAGTGACCGTTTTAGTTTTTACATATATAATGGGAAGTTTAATATGTTTACATACAAAGCTGAAATTAAATCAGGGCCTTTGCTTGAAGTCAAGTATTATAAGTCCATCCGCAAACGAAACAAGAAAAAACTTGCTCGACAAATCAATCAATCTCGAACAAACGAAAAGCAAGCCAAAGCAAATCGTATCAGAGGAGAACAACACACACAGAGGCTTATCCTCTGCAACTTCTCTGAGGGCGACTGGTTCGCAAGATTCTCCGCTCCGTTTGGTAAATTTACCGAAGATGAATTTGAGAGGGTTGTATCGAATTTTTTTAAGCGAGTGAAACGCAGGACAGATAAGAAACAAATCAAGTTTAAATACATCGGCTACTGCGAATGTGGCAAGCTCGGAAAGAATTGGCACTTGCATATTGTGATTGAGGATTGCGTTCGTGAAATCTTAATGGAGTGTTGGCCATGGAAAAACGGAAGAATTTTCGTTCCGCTCTACCAAGACGGAAACTATGCCGACCTTGCAAAGTACATCCGCAAAGATGTCAGCGGAAAGAAAAGATTAAAAACATCAAGAAATTTAACAAAGCCTGAAATCAAAGTGACAGAAGGAAAAAAGAGAGAATATCGAAAGCTTGAACGAGGTGAGGCTCTGCCTTGCCCGGACGGATATTATTTCTACAAGGACGAAATGTGGATAAATGATTTTACTGGTGCAACTTTTCACTTTACATACTTAGCCAACACTCACAAGCATAAGAAATTCGGAGGTGCAAGGATTTGAGAGATACAACAAGAGATTATACAATTGCACAGTTTAGACTTTATGCCTCTCTTGGATTTCCAAGCAAAGCACAGGTTGTAGCTGACAAGACAATGCACCGAGCATTACAACTTGACCTGCTTGCTGTGGCAGACACACTTAATGCCTTGACCAATAGCGGTAAAGACTACATCCGTCAAGCTGTCAGCGCTGTTTATTTTGTTACACCAACAAAGCCGTTGCACAAAGGTGAAATAAATTTGAGAGTGACCAAGTTTGCTGTCAATAACTATACAGACGAACGCACGGTGTTTCGCTGGCTCAAAGAGGCACGATTGCTCTGTGCTGATTACCGAGGCTTAAATATTGGCACCGGCAAAGATGTCAGTAGAGAAAGCAGTTGAGGGTTTATACTTAGAGTATGAAAGACTATGCAAAATCTTTTTACTTATCGCAATCTTGGAGAGCTTGCAGAGATGCTTATTTCCGTAAGCAAAACGGAGTGTGTGAGCGTTGTGGTAATGCAGGCGACATAGTTCACCACAAATGCTACATCAATCCTGACAACATCAACAATCCAAAGATAACTCTGAACTTCGACAATCTCGAATTGCTCTGTCAGGATTGCCACAACAAAGAACATATGTCAAATCGAAAAGAAAAAAAGAAAAATAAAATAAATAATACTCGCTACTCTGTTGATGACGAAGGAAACATACTACCCCCCCACCTCAAAAAATAAAATACCCCCATGGGAACCGAAGGCGAGGTCCTTAATTTTTCCTCTCTCGTGTGTGCGTGCGTGAAGGGGGGTGAAAGGAGTGATTTGGTGGAAAATGAAAAAACATCTGAGCTTTTAATTTCAGATAAAGCAGTTAAACAGGAAATGAACAGACTTAAAAAGATTTTTAAAAAGCATTATCGAGAAATTGACGAAAACGGAAAATCTCATAACAGCGACAAAGGAGAATTGATTGAAAGGCTGATTTCCGAGGCGGCTTTCATTCGTTGCGTACTCTTAGAAGCCCAAAGGCTCATCAAATCACAAGGCCTTGAAACCACAACGGTGAATGCCTCGCAGAAATTCCGCAAGGCAATTCCTGCCGTTACAATTTATTCTGACTATATGCGAACTTACACCTCTGTAATCAACACTTTGATTTCCTATATCCCCGAAAAATCAGAGAGAAAGCAGTCAAGACTTGAGGCGTTAATGCTTGGCAGTTAATTATATTCAAGAATATTACAATCGCATTTGTAGCGGAAAAATCGTAGCAGGAAAATGGATTAAAAAAGTTTACGCAATGGTTCTTGAAGGCATTGAAAAAGGCTTATGGTTTTACGATGAATCAAAAGCTGATAAGGCTGTAAAATTCATCGAGAATTTTGTGCATCACAGTAAAGGCCGACACGATTTGTTGCACCTTGAGTTGTGGCAGAAAGCTATTGTAAGTTGTCTTTTTGGCATAGTCGATAATCTTAACAACAGGCAGTTTCATGAAACTTTGATTGTAGTAGCTCGCAAGAACGGTAAGACATTATTTGCAGCGGCAATTGCTGAATATATGGCATATGCTGACCGTGAATACGGAGCTGAAATTTACTGTCTTGCCCCAAAATTGGCACAAGCAGACCTTGTATATAATGCTTTTTATCAATCGGTTAAACTCGATGAAGAATTATCATCAGAAGAAATGACGAAAAAAAGAAAGAACGATATCTATGTCATTCCGATGAACACGACGATTTCAAAAGTCGCATTCAACTGCAAAAAAGCTGACGGATTCAATCCACATCTTACAGTTTGTGATGAACTTGCCGCTTGGCCGGGACAAGCAGGTTTGAAACAGTATGAGGTAATGAAATCAGCTCTCGGCTCACGAAAACAACCGCTTATTTTATCAATAACTACAGCCGGATACATCAACGACGGAATTTATGATGAACTGTTCAAGCGCTCTACAAGATTTCTCAAAGGAAAACTTGGAGTAGGCGAAATGAGATTACTCCCGTTTCTGTATGTGATTGACGATATACAAAAATGGGATGACATCAACGAACTGAAAAAATCAAATCCCAATCTTGGAATATCGGTTTCGGAGAGTTATTACCTCGAAGAAATTGTTGTGGCAAAAAATTCAACCTCGAAAAAGGCTGAGTTTATGTGCAAATATTGCAATATCTTGCAAAACAGCTCTATTGCTTGGCTTGCATATGAAGATGTTGCACTTGCAGGCGGTGAATCTCTTAAGTTAGAAGATTTTCGTAAATGCTATGCTATTGCCGGTGTTGATTTGTCGAGAACAACTGACCTCACAGCGGCGACTGTTGTAATCTGCAAGAGTGGCCACTTCTACATTTTTACACAATTCTTTATGCCCGAGGACAGCTTCAAAAAAGCTTGTGAAAATGAGCCTGAAACAAAGTACGAAGTGCATAGAGCAAAAGGAAGAATTGTCATTAGTGGCCAGCATTTTGTCGATTATCACGATGTGTTTAATTGGTTTGTAATGCTTCGCAAAGAATACAAAATAATGCCGTTAATGATTGGCTACGATAGATACTCGGCGCAGTATTTAATTCAAGATTTGGACGCATCAGGTTTCAAGGTTGATGATGTCTTTCAAGGTACAAACCTTTCGCCAATTATGGATGAATTCGAGGGCTTGTTAAAAGAAGGCAAAATACATTTTGGCGACAATGAATTGTTAAAAAAACAGTTCCTTGATGTCGCTGTGAAAATTAACGATTCAGATGAACGAAAGAAACCGGTAAAAATTGAGAGCAGATTGCACATAGACGGACCTGTTAGTGTTTTTGATGCTTTTACGGTAAGAAGTAAGCATTATAAAACACTTGGCAAAATGTTAGAAAACAGAAAGGCGGGATAACTTGGGGATTTTTCAAAAACTTTTTAAACGCTCGGCTAAAGCATTCCTGAATTTTTCCCACAGTGAAAGCGGAAATAATTATAACAGCCGTAGCGAGATTATCAACAGCATTGCAGATAGAATTGCGACACAAGTGTCGAAACTGCAACCGCAGGTTATAAGAAATTCCGCAAGCGGAACAGTAATCAAGAATGACAGTCTTGCTCGTTTGCTGTCAACCCGACCTTGTAAAGAGCTGAATACTACAGATTGGCTTTATAAGATAGCCTATCAATCAGTTATAAGTGGTGACGGTTTTGCTATTATTTGCTATAACGATGATTTCTCGGAAATTGAGGCTATTCGTCCTGTAATCTGTACAAATTATCGCATTTTTGAAGATGAAGGTATATTATTTTTTCGGTTTATCTGGTCGTATGACAGCAAGGAATATACAGTTCCCTATGATTGCGTTATTCACTTGAAAGACCGTCCGGGTAAAAAACGATTCCTCGGAAGTGATCCTGATGATGATTTAGCTACATCGGTGGAAATGCTCGACACCACATATGACGGTATTAAGAACATTGTGAAAAATTCCGCTCATCTCAGAGGTTACTTGAAATTCAACAACTTCATTGATGAAGAAGATTTGAAAAACAAAATCAAAGAATGGAAAGAAGCTTATATGACCGCCGAGAATGAAGGTGGCATTGCAGGTCTTGGCTCGGAATTTGAATTCAAGGAATTAAATCAAACTCCAAAAAGTATTCCAACCACACAGCTTTCATTTTTCAAGACTAACATTTATGACTATTTCGGAGTATCTGAAAAAATCATTAGAGGCGAATATTCCGAAACTGAGTGGAATAACTTTTACGAATCGAAAATTGAACCCATAGCGATGAAGCTGTCACTTGAATTTACCTATAAGATATTCTCGGAGCGCGAAAGAGGGTTCGGAAATAAAATTGTTTTCGTTGCTAACAAATTACAGTATGCTACTACACAAACTAAGATGACCGTTATGCAAGCGTTGTTTGACCGTGGTTTTATTACTATCAATCAAGGTCTTGAGATGATGGATATGCCGAGCCTCGGCGAAGAAGGAGATATCAGAATGGTAAGCCTTAACTATGTTAAGACTGATGACCAGTCATTATATCAGACAGGAAAGGAGAACAATGATGCCCCAGATTAAAAATAACATTAACGAAATTTTTCACATTCGGAATGAAACTGAAACATCAGCGGATTTGTATTTTTACGGTGACATTGTGAGTGACCGTTGGAGCGCTTGGAGTGATGAGGACCAGTACCCGGAAGCCATTCAGCAGTTGCTCAAAGGTCAGGAAGGCAAAGACCTGAATATCTACATCAATTCAGGCGGTGGTGATGTTTTTGCCGGTATGGCAATCTATAACATCATTAAAAGACACACAGGCTTTAAAACCGTTTATGTTGACGGTCTTGCCGCATCGATTGCATCGGTTATTGCAATGGCAGGTGATAAATTGGTAATGCCCAAAAATGCGTTCCTGATGATACACAAGCCGTGGTCTTTTGTTATCGGTAATGCAAACGATATGTTGAAAGAAATTGAATTGCTTAATGCCATTGAGCAGAGCATTGTCAATATTTACGCAGAACATCTTGCTGATAATGTTGACACCGAAACAATCGCAAAAATGGTTGATGCAGAAACTTGGCTCACCGGTGAACAGGCGGCTGAATATTTTAGCGTAGATGTTGCAGCGGAAAAACAGATTGTCGCTTGCACGAGTGCTCAATTTAAGAATCAGCCAAAAAATCTCGTAGTTATGACTACTGAAAGAGAGAAAAATCTTTCGGCAAAGTCATCAAAAATAAAATCGCTGTGTATCAGCGGAATTTTGAAGGGAGAATGATTAGTAATGACTATCAAAGAACTTAAAAACAGACTTAAAGAAATTGCTGTTGAGGCAAAGGCCGCTGAAACAAGCGGTGATGACGCAAAGCTCGACAAATTGATTGAAGAAGCAAACACAATCAATGATAAAATTGAGCGTGCACAGAAGCTTGCTGAAATCACCAAAAATGCTACAGCGGCAGAGGAAAGTGAAGGTGAACAGCAGGAATCTACACCTGAAAACCTCGCAGAAAAAAGGGGCAAAAAGCTCAAAAACGGCGAAACAGTAAGAATGAACAAGACGATTGTAACGCCAAAAGCGGCAATCAGTACAACAACAATTGCTATGCCACATCACACAGCGGAAGATGTCAGAGATACATTCAATGATGTTTCAAGCCTTATCGATGCGGTTAAGATTGTTTCTCTCGACGGTGGCGAAAGCTATCAGAGAGGTTTTGTAAAGTCATATGGTGAAGGCGACTACACAACAGAAGGTTCAGACGCGGCAACAGCGGAACCGACGTTTGATTATGTTGACATCAATAAGACCTACATTACTGCATACGCGGAAGAGCCTAACGCAATTCGCAAACTTGCCCCGGCGGCTTATGATGCCGTAATCAGCAATTCCACATCAAGAGCCGTAAGAAAGAAGCTCTCAAAGCAGATTCTTGTAGGTTCAGGTGAAACCGGTTCAATTGTCGGCATTTTTAATGCACCTGCAAAGGTAATTGATCCTACCACGGATATTGAGGTAACCGCAATCACAGGAACTACCCTTGACGACATCATTTACTCATACGGTGGCGAAGAAGATGTTGAAGGTTTTTGCGGTCTTATTCTCAACAAAGCCGACCTCAAGGCTTTTGCAAAGCTCCGTACAGATGACGGCAAGAAGGTTTACGATATTCAGAACAACGGTAATTCCGGTACAATTGACGGTGTTCCGTTCATCATCAACTCAGCTTGTAAAGCTGTTTCGGCAACCGGAACAACCAAGGGCGAGTATTGTATGGCGTACGGTCCGTTCTTTAACTATGAACTTGCTGTTTTTTCTGACATGGATGTGTCAATCTCAACTGAGTACAAATTTAAATCAGGACAGATTGCACACAAGGCTGAAATGTATGTGGGCGGTAATACGGCATCATACAACGGCTTTGTTCGTGTGAAGAAAGGCTGATGATTAAATGTCATCAACAGACGATTTATTGACAATGGCTAAACTCAGAGTTCGCAAAATTAGTTCAGATGCCCTCGATGAGGACATCCGACAGCACATTGACTTTGTTTTAGCTGACTTAGAACGCATAGGAGTGCATCCAAGCTGGCTCAAAAAACCTGACGCACTTATAAAAGAGGCGGTACTTGTTTACTGTAAGGCGAATTACGCAAAAACAGTTGATGATAAACTGACAAACAGTTATAACATCATCTTGTCGAAAATCAAAGGCAGACTGAAATATAGCAAAGTGAGGGCAAACGATGAATAGTGAATGCATTGTTACCTTGGTTTCAATGAAATCGTGCGGAACGAACTATATTGGTGAACTTATTACCAAGGAAGTAAAAAGGCAGGTTTTCGCTGTTAAAAAGTCTGTGAATCAATCAGAATTTTTTCAGGCTGCAGCGGCAGGATTTAAACCCGACATTGTACTTGACATAAGCGAGTTTGAGTACAACGGAGAAAACTTCTGCATTCTTGCAGGTCAGCGGTACAAAATTTACCGCACTTTTTCGGCGAAAGATACAGAACGAATGGAACTGTATTTAACGGCAGTAGTAGGTGAAACAAATGTCACTCCCGAAAGCAGTTAAAATCACAAAAAACGGCGTTGAGATAATCAGCAATGTTGACCGCATACAGTACACACTCAAAGAACTTGAGAGAGCCGCTCTGCGCGATGTTGGAAAGCTGGTATGTAAACGGACAAGGCAGAAAATAAAACGCAGGTCAGGGCGATTGGCGAAAAACACGCAGTATTGGGTACGCTCAAAGCAAAAAATTCCTGACTTGCAGGTAGGATTTAAGCCGGGCGGATTCTATGGCTTGTATCAAGAAATCGGTACAAGCAAGGCTCCAAAAATCGGAGCGTTAAGTGATGCCGCCGAAAGTAACATCAAAGACATCATAAAAATTGAACAACAGTACCTCAGTGCCGTAGGCACAGAAGAGGCAGAACGAAAAATCAGTGAGGGGGAATACAGCGGTGAATAACATCAAGAAATTTTTGAAAGACTTATTCGCTGAGTATGCACCCTCTTATTTTTTACAGGCAGAAAGCGGATTTCCTCGCCTTGTATATGAGGTTAAACAGCTCTACACGGATGAGCCGTATGACAAGTTTATTGTGACCATTAATGTTTATGATAGGCAGACTACGGCGGACATTGATGATGTTGTGGATAGAATCTACGACAACATAGCAAAGGCTACATACTTGGTTGATGATGTTTTTTACAAATTCTACAACAATTTTGACCGGCTGTATATTGCCGAATCAGACAAATCAATAAAGAGAGTGATGTTCACTCTCGAAATGAGGAAATACAACAGAAAGGATGATTAAAATGGCAACAGTTAAGCCACGAAAGATTAAACCGTACAGCGGTTACAGCAATAAGACTGCTGACCGTATGTTACTTGACGCAGGTGCGTTTTTTGTAAACTATGATCCAGCGACGGACACATACGCAAGCGCCAAAAAGGCAGGCAAGTGCCTCGGCGTAACAATCAAAGGCGGTGAATTTTCAGCCAAGCCGACACTCAGACGACTTGAATTTGACGGAGTGAAAACAAGAACTAAGGGTGATACGGTAGTTGACGGTTGGGAAGTTTACATCAAGGCAACACTTGCCGAAATGACTACACAAAACTTCATTTACGGTCTTGGAATTGCCGACAAAAGCACAGACGAAAAGGTCGTAGGCTACGATGTAATCACAGGTAGAGATGTTATTCTTGACGGTGACTACATTAAGAATATCACTTGGGTAGGCTGTCTCCTCGGGGAGGATAAGCCGTGTATTATTCAGGTGTTCAACGGCTTCAATGAGAACGGTCTTACACTTGCAATTGCCGACAAAGACAACGGTAAGGTAGAAGCTCAGTTCTATGGTAACCTTTCACCCGAGGTTTATGATTCAGAGGACGAAATCAAACCACCGTTTAAGATTTTCAGACCGACAGAAAAAACGGAAACAGCGGAAGCAACGGAGGCATAATTATGAGAAAATTAAGCATTAAAGACGCATTTACTCTTGCTCGCATTATCAAAAAAGCAGACATCAAAGAGGAAATTGCAGACTTCGCAAATCGCATTGCTGTCAAAAATAACAGCAAAGATGAAACAGTCAACACCGAAGCGGTCGGCCTTGAATTTGTGATTACGCTGTTGACTTCTTTGGCAACCAAAGAAACAGAACAGGAATTCTATTCATTGCTGGCCGATATCAGAGGCGACATTACGGCAGATGATGTAAGTAAATTAAGTATCCCCGAGGTTCTTGACAATGTAAAGGCAATCATCAGGGAGAATGATATTAAGAGTTTTTTTACCTCGCTCTCAGCCTTGAAGTAAGAACATATGGAATGCTCGTGCAGTATTGTTGCGGTAATACTGCCGTACTGCATGAGCTGTCTTTTTCAGATGCTGTCAAAATTATCAAAAACGCTATAAATGACCGTAATGACGAATTGCTTTACAAAGCCTATATTTTGACTGTTGTAGGAAATTTCACAGGCTTGTCGTACATGGATTTTGTAAACAAGGCAACAGGCTCGACACGGTCTGAAAGCGTTGAGAGTGTCAATACAGAGGAAATCGAAAGAAAAGTTGAAAACTATCTTGATAACTACAAATGGGAGGAGGTGTAGCTAATGGCTGTTGAAATATTTAAGCTGTTTGGCTCTATTTTCGTCAACAATGATGAAGCAAACAAATCAATTGCCGAAACCGAGAAAAAAGGTAAAGGTGTTGCCGCAACCTTAGGTAACGGTATCAAAACCGCAGGCAAATGGGGAGCGGCAATGGTCGGAGGTGCGGCGGCAGGTGTCGGAGCATTATCGTCAGTTGCCGAAAATACCAGAGAATACCGCACCGAAATGGGTAAACTCGACACAGCTTTCACCACAAACAAATTTACAGCGGCAGACGCAAAGCAAACATATTCCGACCTCTATGCTGTGGTTGGCGACAGCGGACAAGCAACTGAGGCGGCTAATCATTTATCATTGCTTTGCGATTCCACAAAAGACCTGCAAAGTTGGACAGAGATTTGCACAGGTGTTTACGGCCAGTTTGGCGATTCGCTCCCAATTGAAGGCTTAACCGAGGCGGCAAACGAAACAGCAAAAGTTGGGACGGTAACAGGTTCGCTGGCCGATGCACTTAACTGGATGGGCGTGTCAGAAGATGAATTTAATGAAAAACTTGCTAAATGCTCATCAGAACAAGAAAGACAGCAGTTAATTACATCCACCCTCACGAGTTTGTATTCGGATGCCTCTGCTCAGTACAAGAAAACAAACGGTGATGTAATGGAATCCAACAGGGCTCATCAGCAGTTGTCGGATACAATGGCACAAATTGGTGCTGTTGCTGAACCCGTGCTTAATTCGCTTATTGGCTTAGGCGGTAAGCTGCTTGAGCAGTTATCACCGCTTATTGAAGATGTAGCTGATAGCCTTGCACCTGCGCTCATTAACATCTGCGAAGAGGTCGCCCCGATAATAGTATCAATGCTTGAACAGATCATGCCATTAATTGAGGAATTACTACCGTTTATAGCTCAGCTTATAGAGCAGTTAGCCCCTCTCATCATACAGATTGTTGAACAGTTGTTTCCGCCTTTACTGCAAATTATACAGGACTTATTACCGTATTTCATGCAGATAATTCAGGCTATAATGCCGTTATTCAGCACACTTGTCGAACTTTTAATGCCCGTAATCGAGGTGTTCGTTCAGCTTGCCGGTGTGTTGCTCAACGGCTTGTTGGCGGCACTTACTCCGATTATAGAGGATTTAGCTACATTTTTGAATGATTTGCTTACACCTCTTATCCCGATTATCAGCGAGCTCTGCGACACCATCGTTGAAACTTTACAGCCTGTTTTTGAACAGCTATCGCCTGTTATATCGCTGGTTTTTGACGCTCTTCGCCCGGTTCTTGACCTACTCGGTGAAATGCTTGAAACACTTATTCCTGCACTTGTTCCGGTGATTGAATGGTTGGCGCAAGTCTTTTCGGAGGTTTTAGGCGGTGCAATTAAAGGAGTCAAAAAAATTCTTGAACCGCTTTCGGGGATTTTTAATGGAATTGTAGATTTCGTAAAAGGTGTGTTTTCGGGAAACTGGGAACAAGCGTGGAACGGTGTTGTTAACATTTTCAAGAATGTATTTAATTTAATACCTGCATTCGTTGAGAATGTAATCAACGGCATTATTTGGATTATTAATAAATTGTTGGAAGGCGTAAACTGGGCAACATCAATGATTGGCTGGGAGATTGACCCGATTCCGGAAGTAACCTTACCTCGTTTCCGTGCCGGTATTGATTATGTCCCACATGATAAGTTCGCCGCATATCTTGATGCCGGCGAGGCAGTTCTCACAGCTCAAGAGGCTGAGGAGTATCGTCAATCAAAGCGTGAAGGCAGAGGCTCAGTTTTTGAAAACGATTCAACCAATATAGTCAACAATATCAGTATTAACATTCCTTCTGTTGCGATTAATAACGATATGGATATTGACAGCTTCGTTGACGATATGAGCAATCGGCTCGCCGATGAAGTAACAAGGAGGCAGAAAGCGTATGCATAACTTTTATTTCGGAGGTAAATGGCTATCATATTTCGGCGGTCGTATCACACAAGCACCACAGCACGAAATTCCCGTCAGAGATGTTTCAACGGTTGAAATCCCGTGTAGAGACGGTGATGTTTTGCTTGATAACGGGCGGTGGCAGAATGTTGAATTTGAGCGTGAAATCTGCTTTTTGCCGTATTTATCCGAACTGTCAGCAAAGCACCTTGCGAGGGCCGTAATTGAATGGCTGACCTTAAATCGTGGCTACCAAAAGTACAAGGATACTTATAACCCCGGATATTTCACCGAGGCTTACATATCAAATACTGACGATATTGTTCGTGAACTCCCAACATTACTTACAACTAAAATCAAATTCAACCGCAAGCCGTGGTGGTATTCAGAACTTGGACAGCGGACTATTGATTTTGAGGTCAATAAACCGATTGTTTTACATAACCCCGAAAAGTACGAATCTTTGCCGACGATTGTTGTAACTAACACAAACGTTAGTGGTAATAACACTACGGCCATTGCTAAAATTAACATAAACGGTGAATCACTTGATTTGAAGTGCACAGGCGGTTATGACTACGCTGTGCTTGACGGCGAAACTATGCAGTATATTGCACACAAATCAGACGGTACAACTAATTTTGTTGACGATACTATACCTCCTAAATTAAAGGTTGGAAACAATCAAATTGTTGTAACTGCATATAAAAACGCATTACTGTCAATAAGACCGAACTGGAGGAGATTATAAAAAATGTTCCCTTTGTTGTATAAATCGGATTTTAAAACAATCGGCCCAAGTAGATTTAACCTACTCGGACGGTTTACAGAAATAATCAGCGGTAAAGTTACCGAGGAACGAAACGGCGATTATTTGCTCGAAATGGAACTATCAACAACGGACAGATGTGCTGATTTACTCGACACGCAGTATTTCATTAAGGCAAAACCGAACCCAACCGATGAACCGCAGTATTTTGAGATTTACGATTTGCAGTACAAAGACAAAAAATCAATTACGGTTAAAGCAAAGCACATCAAGCATAATTTGTACAACAACTTTTTAATTGAAACTTCCAACCAAACTGATGTTGTGCACACTCCAAAGGAATGGTGGGATATACTTTGCACAGGTCGTGATTTTGAGGGTGATTCGCTGTTCCCGCAGGCAACCTTGTGGGAGCACTATTTCAAATTTACATCAGATATTACCACAAAATCATCTATGACGCTTGGCTTCTGTACGCCCTGTACTCTTGGTGATTTTATGGGCGGTGCTGACGGTTCACTCGTTGATGTTTTCGGCGGTGAATATAAATACAATAACTTTAATGTATCGTTGTTAAAAAAACGTGGGGCGGTTACAAACTGCCATTTGCGCTGGGGAAGTAACATCAGCAGTCTTACGCAAACGCTTAATTCAGATGATATTTGTTCCCACGTTGCAGCTTATGCCACTTGCCACGACACATACAACGACAAGAACGTCATCCTCTGCTCTCAACCGCAAGAACTCAAAACCCATAAATCTAAGCTAATTAAGGTGAAAACGGTTGATGTTTCGGACGGCGGTTCGGTCTACATCGGCGATGAAACAGGTTACTGGGATTTCAACGCTCACACAGGCGAGAACAAGGACTTCTTGATTCAAAAGCTAAATATTCAAGCGCAGGTTTTAAGAGGACAGCTCGTAAACACAAACGGAGCGCCTACGCTCAATGTAAAGGTTGACTATCCCCCTACACTCACCGAAATGCTTGGACTGCATTTATGCGACACGGCGTATGTTGATACTGAAAACGATAGCTTACAAGCCAAAATCATTAAGACAGACTATGATTTCGTGCTCGAACGGTGGAACAGCCTTGAGCTTGGCACACCAAAATCAAAGTTATCAGATTATATAGTTAAATGAGGTGATAAAATTTGAACATTAATCATACAAAAATGACACTCGAAATCAACAGTTGCAAAAACTACGAAATTTTGGAAGTCAGACAGGGCGACAAAGGCTCACGCATTATTGATTTTGCGTTCACCGTCAACGGTGAAACTGTTGACCTTGCCTCTACAATGTCAGCAAAAGTCAATGCTACGGTTGATGATGTAATCGTAGCAGACAGCGTTGCCGCAGTCGTTGACACCGAAAATAATGTAGTCACAGTTACGCTCACAGACACAATGCTCGCATTATCGGGCATTTGTAAGATGGACGTTGTGCTTATGGAAGGCGACGAAATCATAACTGCTGAAACCGTTTGTTTGCGTATTGGAAAAAGCGTAATCAACGATGACAGTAAAGCTTTTCCGGGCGCCAGCTCTATTGTGGAAATCACAAAGGAAGTCGAGAACGCAAGAGGCGGTCGGAATTCACTTGGAGCAAGGCTTGATAAAACAGATAAGAGTATTGCCCAAAAGCTCAATTCAATGCCGTTTGACAGTGAACCAAAAAATAATAGCCCGTGTTATCTCACAAGCGGTACGGTTTACAATGCTTTGCTTGTTAAAGTCGATAAAACCGCCTTGGCAACTAAATACGATTCGTCAAATATCGAAAGCGGAACATCAACGCTTACACCATACTCAACCGTTGCAGATAAAATCAAAAGTGCAAACTGTACATATAAGACGATTGGTGACATCGTAATCG